ATGATTTGATTGGCAGGCTCACTGACCCGACTAACCCCTGCTATTCGGAAATGGAGGCGGCCAAATGGAAGATTATCAATCTGCCTGCCATTGCCCTTGAGAGCGATCCGCTGGGGCGTGCCGTTGGTGAGGCCTTGTGGCCTGATCGTTTTGATCTTGAGTTTCTAAATGCTGCGCGTAGCCTTGATGCTAAGGGGTTTTCCGCGCTCTACCAGCAGCAGCCCTCGCCTGAAGATGGCGATCTGTTTCGCAGCGATTGGATTACGACCTACGAGCGCAATCAAAAGCCTGCGGATTTGCGCATTTACGCAGCCAGCGATCACGCGATCGGTGAGGACAAGACCCGCAACGATGCAACGGTAATGATTATCGGTGGCGTTGATAGCTATGGTGATCTGTACATACTGGACGTTTGGTGGGAAAAGGCTGGCGCGGATAAGCAAGTCGATGCCATGCTGCGCTTAGCTAAGCAATACAAGCCAATGCTCTGGTTTGCCGAGCGCGGCCACATCACAAAGTCGATTGCGCCGTTCTTGCGCAAGCGCATGCAAGAGGAGCAAAACTATTTTTCGATTGAAGAGGTCACGCCAGTAGCCAACAAGGTGCAGCGTGCGCAGTCGATTATGGGTCGCATGAGCATGAAGAAGGTAAAGTTTCCTAAGCACGCGCCGTGGCTAATGGCTGCGCGTGACGAGCTGTTGAAATTTCCCAATGCACGCCACGACGATTTTGTGGACGCGTTGGCGTGGCTGGGTATGTCCATTGACCGCATGGCAAGCCCTCAGAAGCAGCGGGTCAAGGAAGATGGCATTGTCTATGGGACGTTGGGCTGGCTGAAATCTGAGGCCAAGCATCGAGAGCAAACTCAAGCGCTAGAAGCAGCAATTAAAGGGTGGTGAAATGAAAGAAGAGAACGCAGGGAAAGAATCTGCCGAGATCAATGTCATTGTGTCTATGGCCGGTAACATGAAGGATGACGATAAGCCTGTGAGCGCAAGCCGCCGCAACTTAGTCACCAGCCTTTTGTCGCGCATTGAAAACGCTAAGTCTGCACACAAAGACGCGTTTGAGCGTATGCGTGCCGACATGGACTTGGCTTTTTACGGCTACGACCCTGAAGCGTGGGACGAGTCAAAGTACGTTGTGAATTTGGCGCAGCGCCACATCCAGCAGCGCACGGCAGCGCTTTACGCTAAGAACCCGCGTGCCGTGGCTAAGCCCCGCGAGCGTTTGAACGCTGAAGTCTGGGATGGCAAGCCTGAAACCATTGCAGAGGCGATGGCGATCCGCGATCAGGCCGAGCAAAACATGATGCCTGTGCCGGCCGCTACAGCAATGGTGATCCAAGACTACGACTTGGTGCAGGCCGAGCGCTTAAAGCTGGCTAAGATCGGCGCCACGATGGAGATTTTGTTTCACTATTTCATGCAAGAGAGCCAGCCGACATTTAAAAGTCAGATGAAGGCGCTGGTGCGCCGCATGTTGACCACGGGTGTCGGGTACGTCAAGATCGGCTTTCAGCGGGAAATGCAGCGCCGCCCAGAGGTGAGCGCTCGCATGAATGACGTTCAGGTGCAGATCGACCACTTAGAGCGCTTGGCCAAGGAGCATACCGAAGGGGACATGGACGAGAACAGCGCCGACATGGAAGAGCTGATGCTCGCGATGCGTGAGCTGGCAGCTCAGCCCGATATTATTCTGCGCGAAGGTCTGATGTTCGACTTTCCAGACACCACGGCCATCATTGTTGATCCGCGCTGCAAGCAATTGCGTGGCTTTATTGGCGCTCGCTGGATTGCGCATGAGATGTTTTTTACATGCGATGAGGTCGAGGAAATCTACGGCAAGGACGTTGGCAGCAACTACACTCCTTACGATGTAAAAGCTCGCTCGCACGACTCTTCCTATCTGCAGCTTGGTGCTAATAACCATGACAAAAAGGCCGATTCAGATGGCATGGTCTGCGTCTACGAGATTTACGACAAGCCCAGCGGCATGGTCTACACGGTGGCCAAGGGCTATGACGATTTTCTAGTCGATCCGGCAGCCCCAGAGCTAACGCTTGAAACATTCTGGCCGTGCTACGCACTGGTTTGCAATGAAGTCGAGCATGAAAAGGAGATTTACCCGCCCTCAGACGTTCACCTGATGCGCTCAATGCTCTCTGAGTACAACCGCGCGCGCGAGGGCTTGCGCGAACACCGCAAAGCAAACCGCCCAGCGTACCTGACCCCTGCTGGTTTGCTTGAGGATGAGGAAAAGGCCAAGCTTGTGTCGCGCCCTGCTCATTCCGTCATTTCAATCCAAGGCATGACGTCTGGTCAGAAGTCTGATGATCTAGTCACGCCACTTAAAACCGTTGGGATCGACCCCAATCTGTATGAAGTGCGCACACTCTTTGACGATGTGCAGCTCGCGGTAGGCGCACAAGAGGCGCAGTTTGGTAATACTGGTGGTGCAACGGCTACTGAAAACAGCATTGCCGAGTCGGCACGCATGTCGGCCTTGGGGGCGCAAGTCGATGAGCTAGACAGCTTTATGTCTGAAATCGCTCGCGCAAGCGGCGCAGTGATGCTCCAGCAAATGAGTGTCGAGCAAGTCAAGGCCATTGCGGGGCGCGGCTCAGTGTGGCCGGAGCTGACCGCTCGCGAGATTGCCAATGAGGTGATGCTTGAGATCGAGGCCGGTTCAACTGGCAAGCCCAACATGGCCGCCGAGCTGCGCAACCTTGAGCGCGTGCTGCCTTACATCATCCAAATCCCCGGCATCAATCCAGCGTGGCTTGCCAAAGAAGTGCTTAAACGCATGGATGACAAACTGGACTTGGATGCCGCTTTGACCGAGAACGTGAAATCAATCGTTGCCCAAAACGGCATGAAAGATGCAAACGCGGCTCAAGGCATGGGACAAGGCACGCAGGGGGCTGCCAATGCGCCTACGCCACAAGCGCCAGCGGTAGGCGCTACAGGCGCACCACCGCCTTTGCAATGACCGTAATGTATGTTGTATGTTGCGCAACCAACATACAATCAGCGATAATAGGTTCAGGAGTTTTAAAGGGGTAACACCATGCAATACGATGCAAATTCCGATTCGTCACCGGAAAACCTTGATGCAAATGCCGACTCGTCACCGGACAAAACTGATGCACTTGCCGATTCGTCACCGGAGAATATAGCCAGCGAAACAGAGGAAAGCCTACTGTCCGTTGTGCAGAGCGTGTCTGAGAAATCTCTCGCGCAAGCACAGGAAAGTGAGTCGGAATCGCTGCCCGACAGTCAAGAAAATGAGGTCGTTGACCAATCCACGGAAAAAAAATCCAAGGATTATGCAGATGTCCCACTTCACATGCGGCCGCGCTTTGAGCAGGTCGTTACTGAAAGAAACGAGTACAAGGCGAAGTTAGCCGAGTTTGAGCCTGACGCAAAGCAGTACCGGCATATTCAGTCGTTTATGGATAACAACGCGCTCACACCTGAAGAGGTTGCTGAGGGTTTGCTCCTAATGGCAGAAATGAAATCCGGCGATGCTTCCAAGGCCTATGAAGCTTTAAGTAAAAAGCTTGAGTCGTTAGCACTAAGCGCTGGCAAGAAATTACCAGAGGACTTAGAGGATCGAATTGAGCAAGGCTACATAGACCGCGATACGGCTCAATCACTGTATCAAAAGCAGATCGCTGCAGAGCGTGAAGCGATTGTTGCTCAAAACAAGTTGCAAAGTCGCAATGAGCAAGATTCGCAATTACATGTGCAGAGAATTGCAAGTACGGTGGCCGCGTGGGAAACAGCGCAACGCGCAAACGACCCTGATTTTGACGTTAAGGCTGAGTTAGTAAAAGACCGCGTGCGGGCGCACCTAGCGACCAATGGCATGCCGCGTACTGCAGAAGATGCTTTAGCGCTCTCTAAGAGTGCTTATGAGCAAGTGACGCAGGCTTTGCGGCGAGTAGCTGGTTCAAAGGTTGCGATGCGTCCCGCCGTGGGTGGAAAAGTAAATGGCTCAGCCGCTCCAGAGCCACGGAATTTACTTGACGTAATCCGTCAAGCCTCCGCTGGAGCATGAGCCGACCAACCTTATCGGAGCATTTGACATGGCATTTTCACAAGGCGAGTTAGACAATATCACCAACGCAGCCCTAGACTATTACATTGAAAAGGGCGAAGTGTTTTCTTCAACCATCCAAGACAAGCCTCTTTTGGCTGCCTTAGATAAAAAAGCCAAGACTTTCCCTGGCGGCAAGGGTGCAATTAGCGTGGCAGTCAAGGGTCAGTACGACTCATCGTTAGGCGGTTATACGCACAATGACACCGTGAACTATGTGAACCCCGCGAAAATCAAACGCGCAAATTACACATGGAAAGAGCATCACATTGGTATCGGTGTGACCTTGACCGAACTC